AGGGACTTGAACCCCCGACCAACTGCTTAGAAGGCAGATGCTCTATCCAACTGAGCTACTGAGTCATTTGCCAGTTAATTGTACCAGACTATTCTCGGTTTGTCAAGGGGCAGTCTGGAACCCATGGAGAGCAAAGTCGGATTTCTCCTCCTAGTGCTCGACACTCATCAGTATAGCACACAGAACTATCTATGGGCTTTTCTGAGTATCGTGGTGATGGAAGTCTAACACGTCCATCATCTCCTGTCAAGCGTTCATAATCACTGATCGCTTTATCGACATCTCTCTTAACACGACGGTCAAGGAGTGCTGGATCCTTTATTATATAGTCGTTTAATTGACTATTTGGAAAATACTTTCTTTGAATTTCGTCAATCAGGTCATACCAATGTATCTCATCAATCCCTGTACATTTTGTAAGTACACCTACTGATGATGTAAGTATTACACCAATGATTGCAAAATTTATTACCTGCTTCTTATTCATGAGGAAGGGGAGATCAAGTCTCCCCTATATTTATCTGTTAAACTCTAGAGTAACAGACACTCGCCACTCCCTGTCCTGGGTGTGCAATTGAAGAGAATGCCCCGTAGGACAGATCGAGGTCTCGTCCTCCGACATATGGACCTCTATCATTCACTCGCACAATAACTGATTTTCCATTTCGTTGATTTGTCACTCGTAATCTAGTACCAAATGGAAGCCATTTATGTGCTACTGATTTACCATATGCATTGTATCTTTCACCGTTAGCGGTGGTTTGACCGTGATATCCATCACCGACACCATAATGAGAAGCCATTGAACATCCGCTGGCTGCTTCAGCTTTTTGGGGCGTAAATCCAAGAAGTGTTGAAGCGATAAGAAGTGTTGAAATAAAACGCATTAATTTGAATAGAACTCTACATCCCAATAGAGAAAGGGGTACACCTCTTTTTCAAGAGGCAATCTCCTGGGCACAAAATGACAACAACTCAATCGCTTATAATATAAATTGGTGTTGTCAATGGGCAGGGCTGGATTTGAACCAGCGTTGGACAGAGCCGCCTGATTTACAGTCAGGTTCCTTAAACCACTCGGACACCTACCCGATAAGCCTGAAACCAGTAATGCCTCCTTCTATGCTATCTGCATAGCGAGTAACATATTTCCAGCAGGACTCGTGGCGGAGATGCCAAAAGGTTTACTGGATTCAGACTTAAAACAATCTTAACACACTTCTATTTGGTTGTCAAGGTGTTTGGGATATTTATAAAACTTATGGTGCCTGGAAAACCCTACCCCAGCCATCCTTGCCACCTGGACACCATCTACGAGCTAGATCAGATCGTCGATAGACTGCTCCTTTACCATTGGTCACTGGACCAGTATAGCCGTCGTTGAGGCTACCGTAGGGGTCATTTACGATGTAATCTCCAGCAGGTGTGCGGCCAATCACAACTACCATGTGTCCTCCCGTGGGAGCAGATAGAGTGCCCCTATGAAGAATACCAATAACAACAGGTCTACCAGCGGCAAGCTCTCGATCAAGATCAGCAAAAGAAAGGGAATAGCTGAAACTCGACTTAATTCCATAAGAAGCAAGAACCCTTGTTTGTACCAAGTGATCTGTGGTATCTCCGATTGAGAAGACTTTCTGAACATAAGCATCGTCTCCTTTTGGTCCTTTTAACGTGCCTGGTTTAAAATACTCAAGACACATAGCACAACTAGAACTGTTACAAGTACGGTTAGCATCTCTGTAATTATCTGTTTGAGGGAACCATGGAAAATTATCCAGAATATTTAGTGCCTTTTTTTCTGGTTTACTTCTAAATGTTTTAACCCATGTAGAAACATCATCCATTTCTTCTGGGACTTTTTTTAATAATACTTCTTCAAACTGTGCTACCGCAGCAACATGCTTTGGATTCTTTTCGTCAAAATGTTTGAAGAAGTTATGTAGATCAATCTTGGCCATTTTTCTCTCCGAATAGTTTAATAAAGTACTCTGCGTCTACTACTACCAATGGTTTCTTGTGATTCTTTTTCATGACCACAATAGGTTCATAATCTCCACAGTTTGCTTTAGCTTGCTCATATGCTTCCCAGACATTTAACTTTTCAACATTTTTACATTCTATAGAAAAGGGAAATTTACTTCTGGCTGCTCTAGCCATAATCAAATCTTCTCCACCAGCACCCATAGATCTAGATTCAATATCTTCAGGATGTATTTCTAGTTGTTCTATGAGTTGATCTCTAACCCACTTCTGTAAATTCCTACCTTTAGCCTTAGCACTCTGAGGTTTCATTATATATTCTATAATAACTCAAAATATTTATCTGAACCCTGACAGAGTTATTATACATGCTTTTGGGAGTCTTGTCAAGCCCTCATCCAGAAAACCCTTAATAAGGCAGAAAACAGGGTTTTTTCAGCCGTTTTTACTGGGGATCTCAGCCATAAAAAAAGAGACCCCTATAGGGTCTCTTGAGAAATTTGAGGTTTAAATCAGCCTTCTAGGATCTCTGAGATCCAAGCTTCTGACATATTAACCATGATTGCCTGAGCTGCTTCTGGAGTCTCGGCATAGCCTTCCTCTAGAAGATGCTCTAGAACTACATCGTATACATCTACTTCTTCTCCAAGTCTGGATGCAAGCTTACCAGCACCTGAAGCTACCTTTCTAGCTACTCTTCCGACTAGGCTCTTACCAGACTTCTTCGCAGCAGAACCTGCTGCTTGCATCTTAGCCTGAGCAGCATCGCTAGAAGACTTAGTTTTTGCTACTGCAGCTTGACCAGCAGACTTAACTGCACCCTTTGCTTTTTCAACTCCACGCTGAAGTTTGTTAGCCGCTCTCTGTGCAAGATGGCCAACAACCTTTGAACGAATATCTCTACGACCAGAAGGATCTTTTGAAGCTTGCTTCATTCCGATAGCACTTCTGTTTAGTGCTTGACCCTTCTTGCCAGATACTAGTTTATGCTTAGCAGCATAATCGCCAGCAGCAGTGTCTACTGCCTTTCTAGCTTTTGCTACACCACTTTGTACCGCAGCCTTTACTCTACCTGCAGCTTTACCTGGAGCATCCTTTACTGCCTGAGCTTGTCTCTGGCGAGCAGCAGATACTACAGCTTTCTTTCTAGCAGCCTGACGCATTGCAGTTCCTTGACCAGTTGTTACTGGTGCTGAACGCTTGTCTGAGCTAAGTTTTGTATAACCACCACGACCAGTAGTTACTGTAGCTTCTGCAAGAATGTCTTCAAATGCTTCTTCAATCTCATCTAGATCATAACCTTCTTCGATCATAGACTCGATTGTTTCGTCAACAATCTCTTCTAGCTCATCATCATAAAGATAATCTACGTCTTCAAATAGATCTGCTTCCTCAGAAAGAGTCTCTCTGAGATCATCATTGTATACTGCAAAGTATGATTCGTAAAGTCTTTGAGTTTCTGTCATTGGAGTTTTATAAATGTTATTTTATAATATTATTTATAAAACTCCAGTATTAATCACAGTTTAAATCCAGAGAAAGTATCTTTCTTCATATCCTGCTTAATGCCACCAATTACATAACTTTCGATTTCAGTTTCTTGTGGAGCATTCTGCATCATCTTGGAATTTAGCCAATGCTCAGTCCAGGGAAGTGGATTGTTTGACATAGAGATATCAAACATTGGTTTGATTCCGATTGCCTTCATTCTACGGTTGGCAATATACTCAACATAGGAAGAGAGAAGTTTAGCATTTAGACCAATCATAGAACCGTCCTTGAACAGATATTCTGCCCATGCTTTCTCTTCATTTACTGCACGAAGATACATGTCTCGTACATTATTCTCTTCTTCAGCAATGATTTCTAGCATCTGAGGATCATCACCATTCTTCCAATTCTTGATGATGTTTTGAGTAATTACAAGATGCTGTGATTCATCACGGGCAATTAGAGAAATGATTTTTGCAGATCCTTCCATGAGTTTTAGTTCACCGAATGCAAAGCTGCAGGCAAATGAAACATAGAAACGAATACCTTCAAGAATGTTTACATTCATGATTGCACGATAAAGCTTTCGCTTTAGTTCTTTGAGTTCAATATTTGCAGTAGTATGATCTCCTAGACTCCAGAGATTTCCCGAATCCCATTGATGAGCACACTGAATAAGTTCATCGTATGCTTGAGTAACACTAGTGGCACGTTCTAGAATCTTTTCATCATCTAGAATAGTATCAAATACTTCAGTCACATCAGAATAAACATTCTTGATGATGTAGGTATATGAGCGACTATGAATCATCTCCATAGTTTCCCAGATGGTCATGCAAGCTTCTAGTTCTGGAAGAGAACAATATGGAAGGAATGCAAGACCAGGACCACGACCCTGAACAGAATCAAGCATGATCTGATACTTCAGGTTAGAAGTGAAGATATGTTTTTGTTCGGGACGAAGTGTTTGATAATCTGCACGATCTTTCTGGAGGGAGACCTCCTCGGGTCTCCAGAAGTATCCAAGTTGTTGTTGAGTTAGCTTTTCAAAGATAGGATACTTGTAGCTATCATACCTTTGAACTCCAAGTGGCTTACCAAAAAACATTGGTTGCTTTTTAGTATCTACATGATTACTATTAAATACGGTCATACCCTTGATTTCACTTTTTGTATTTTTAATAAATTCCATGTAAGGTCTCCTTAGATTTTGCAGCTTTCGCAGTCTTCATCAGATTCTAGTTGTGATAGTAGTTGAGATAGAGCTTCTCCTTTCTCTTCTACATCAGAATCAGATTTGCTATCATATGTATTCTGATAGTATGATGTCTTCCAGCCATACTTGTATGTGGTTAGAAGGTCTTGTGCCATTACGCTAACAGGTACTTCATTATCGGCATAATTCTCTGGGTTATATGACCAGTTTCCAGAAATCGCTTGATCGAAGAATTTTTGCATAACTGCAACAATATTGATATAACCAATATTGCTAGGCATTTCCCAAAGAAGTGTATAATTCTTTTTGAGAGTTTGATAGCTGGGGACAATCTGCTTAAGAGGTCCCTTCTTTGATTTCTTAACGGACAAGTAATCTCTAGGTGGCTCGATTCCATTTGTTTCATTTGACACAACGGAACTGCTTTCCGATGGCATTTGTGCGGACAGTGTTGAGTGCCTGAGACCGTTAGCCAAGATGGATGTTCTAAGTGTTTCCCAATCATGGTTTAATTCGTTAGGTACGAGTTCGTCTACGTCTTTCTTGTAAGTATCAATTGGAAGAATTCCTTGAGAATACTTAGTGCGATTAAAATAGTCGCATGGACCTTTCTCTACAGCTAGTTGATTTGATGCTTTGAGTAAGTAATACTGGAATGCTTCAGTTAAATCATGAACTAGTTTCCAAGCCTGAGAATCTTCATACTTGACACCATTACGAGCAAGGAAGTGAGCAAGACCAATATAGCCGATTCCAAGTGAGCGTCGTGACTCGGTGGAGATACGTGCAGCTTCAACTGGATAGTTCTGATAATCAATGAGTTCATCAAGAGCACGAACTGAAAGATCACAAAGTTCTTCTAGTTCGGAGAAGTTGTTTAGCTTTCCGACATTGATTGCAGAAAGAATACAAAGTGCAATCTCGCCTGCCTGATCATCAATATGATTGATGGGTACTGTAGGAAGTGTAATTTCCTGACAGAGATTAGACATATTTACTTTGTCTAGGAAGGAACTATGAGAATTGCAGTGGTCAATATTCATGATGTAAATCCGACCAGTCTCAGCACGTTCTTTAAGCAGATCGAGGAATAGTTCTTGAGCACTGATAGTCTTTCTTTGAATAGACTGATCTCGTTCATAACTCTCATATAGTTGATCAAAACTATCAGTTCCAAAAGCATCATACAAGCCTGGAACGTCGTGGGGCGAGAAGAGCGAAATTTCTTTACCTTGGATAAACCTCTCATAGAAGATCTTGGAGATTTGAATGGAATAATCGAGTTTACGTACACGGTTGTCCTCCGTTCCTTTGTTATTCTTTAGAACAAGAATATCTTCTATTTCTTTGTGCCAAATAGGGAAGTGAACTGTAGCTGAACCACCACGTATGCCGTTTTGAGTGCAACACCTGACCGTCGCTTCAAATTTCTTGAGGAATGGAATAACTCCTGTATGGGCAACTTCTCCACCACGGATCTTGCTATTGATACCCCTGATTCGGCCTGCGTTGATACCGATTCCAGCCCGCTGTGCAACATAACGGCCAATAGCCATGTCAGAGCTGAAGATAGAATTGAGAGAATCGTCAGAATCAATAAGCACACAAGAAGCAAATTGACGAAGAGGGGTTCTAACGCCTGCCATGATTGGCGTTGGAATGTTGATTCTGTGCTTAGAGATTGCGTTGTAGTATCGTTTGACATAATCTAGTCTTGTTTCTTTTGGATACTCTGCAAAGATAGTCGCAGAGATTAGCATATACATGTATTGAGGAGTTTCATAGATCTGCTTTGAACTCCTGTCCTGAACCAAATACTTATCTACTACTTGACGAAGACCAGCATAGGTAAAAAGATAATCTCTTTCATGATCAATCCAAGAGTTAATTTTGTCCCACTCTTCATCTGTATACTTACAAGATAATTCTTTATCATAAACACCTTTCATGATGCCCTGGTAAAGATGATATCCTACTGAAGGGAACCCAGTTTTCCAGTTATTTCCAAAGACTTGTTTATATAAACCAAAAAGCAAGAGACGAGCAGCAACATACTGATAATTTGGATTATCGAGGCTGATAAGATCACTAGCTGACCTAACAAGGATTTCTTGGATTTCATCTGTGGTAATTCCATCATAGAATTGAATTCCAGAGTTGATTTCAACCTGGGAGGCACTCACACCTGCAAGACCACCGCAAGCACACTCAACCATGTTATGAATTTTATCTAGATCTAGAGATTCAAAAGTACCATTACGTTTTTTAACTTTAGTACCGTTACTCATACTTTCTTCCATGTAGTAAATTGAACTTTAGCTTCCAACCCTTGAAATGTGTTTTGTTCGATTATCTGCTGTGGGTTGAGTCCAGCAATAACCATATCGTTAATATCTTTTTCTTTTATGGTACTTGGCCATACTACCACTTTTTCTCCTGCATCAATAAGCTTGTCATACTTGTTAACGATTTGTACGTTGCGTGGCTCATTGTCTAAAATGAATACTCGATCTTTGTAGATGTTTTTATCTAGGTAAATGTCTGATCCGCACATGGCGATAGCATTAGACAGAAAAAGAGAGTCGAATGGACCCTCTGTTACATAGATGGTTTTATCGAAGTCTACAGTATCAAGTCCAAATAGTTTAACGTACTTGTCATCCAGGATGGTAGTAATATAGCGTAGTTTTGAATTTTTGTCAAGAGCCCGCCCCTGAAATCCAAAAAGCTTTCCACTTTTGGACATGAGTGGGATGACGATTCTGGACTCTTTGATTGAATTCTCTGTTTTGGCCCAAGCATGAAAATCCTCTGCGTAATAGAACTTAGAAAGATATTTTTCTGGAATTTGTCTTTTGAGAAGGTATTCTTTTGCTGGGTGTGAATTATTTAGTTCTGATATCTTTTGGAGTTCGGACAGCGGTGTTTTAATAAACACAGGTTTCTTGAACTCCATCATCTTTGGATTTGCTGTATTAGATCCTCGTCCAGTTAGCCCAGACTTAAATCTTTCCATGACATATTCATCATGGAGAGTTACATCCATATCCTTTAGGAAGTTTGCAAGACTCCTTCCAACTCCACAGTTATGGCACTTATACACCATATCCGATTTCATCAGAAAGAAAAACCCTCTTGCACGATTCTTGTTCTTCGCAGAATCGCCACAGTAGGGACAACGAAAGTTGTATAGGTTATCTTTTTTTCTTGAAAATTTTTCTAGACGAATAGAAATGAGGTTAATGTATTTGGTGTCAATGTAACTCATTTAGTGGAGGGCTGCTCAGTCCCCCCATTATAGTGCATTCCCACCATGTTGTCAATAAAGGGTACGACCAGTCCGACAACTAGCACAACCACCCCCGAAATTGCTGCCACCTGCCATCTGAATTTTAACAAATCTCCAACAGTTTTTTCAATTTCTTCTACTCTATCAAGTACAGATTTATGCTCTGTGGTGTTAGACTTCTTTATCTCTTCCACCATTTTAATTATAATCTCATCCGACTTCACGGTTTGTTCGATTCTCTCGTCATGTATTGCTAGCATCTTACTGATAGTCTGACTCGTTTCACTTATCTTTTCTATTGCAGAGTCGATCTTTTTCATCATCCTCTCGTATACGCTGAGTCTTTCTTCAAGTAAAGCTAATTTAGTTTCTGTTGAAGAATTTTGAAACATTTTACCCTCGGTTACTGAACTGGCTGTGAACCTCTGGAGGATGCAAATGTCGAAATCTTTTCAAATCCAGCAGAAGATGAATTGATAGTTTTGATCATCTTGACTCTATTACTAGCATTCAAATTTCTATATAAATCAACTAGTTTATTTGCACTGTCAGGAGAAACTTGAGCCTTTTCTCCATTGTCAAACATAACCATACCTTGTTGACCCGCCAATGAAATCTGTTTCAGTTGGTCAATTACCTTTCCACCACTCTCAAATAAATTTTGCTCTTTTAGTTTTTTCCTTTTTCTTTTGGAAGCAGGAATTCCTGGTGGCTCAACACTAGGAGGTAAAGATACTGCAGCTCCTGTACCAACACTATTCGCAGCAACTTCTTCGTTGTAGTTCATATTTTATTAAGTTCCTCTAAACAATATGAATCAGGTTGTATAGTTGAAAGTGTGTCTTGTTCGATTCTATTCAAGAACAACATAAAAGATTTCAAGTACTTCCAATACTGTTGTTCTATTTTAAAGAATAATATTGGTGTAGCTGCATCGCCAAATATATTATAAACAACTATAATATGATTTAACAAAAGATGAGTTTTGAGAATCCCCGTTTTATCAAATCGTTTCAGTAATCTTTTAATATACTTAAAACGTTTTAGGTCTTCAAAAAAATCATCTTTTGTCATTGCATTTGGATTGTCATAATGTTTTATTGCAAATAACAAAAAGTTATCTTCATTCAATTCAGTAAATCTCATATTTTATCAGGTGCCAAATGTTAGAGTTGCAGTTCTAGAAATAACTTCCTCAGTACCACCAGCAGATGTGATCTTTACTCTATACTTATAACCAGTAACTGTTGAAGTAGCACCAGTTAGAGTTAGAGTGTGAGTTGTAGCACCTGTGTAGATTCCAGTGTTGGTAACATTGGTCCAACGTGTTCCAGTTGCAGTTTGTACTTGCCACTGATAAACAAGAGTTCCTGGAGTTCCAGTTGTGGTGGTTTGACCATTAACTGTAAATGTTGCACCACCAGATGATGTAGTAGCATTCTGTGGATATGCAACGTTGATTGTTACTGCTGATGCAACGTCTGCTGCAATAGTATCATCAGTCTGAGTTTCGTTTGCGTTGGTATCTGGGTTAGAGATGAAAACTAGATGCTCAGCTTTATGACGAGTATTTCCTGCGGCATCAGTATATGTGCTATATGCCCACCAACCAGGACCAGTAATACCACGAACTTTGTTTTCATTTAGTTGTGCTTCAGTATTATCTACAAAAACAAAACTTTTGGTTACTGAATTAGGACCACCGCCAGCGGAGTTAGAAGCAGGAATACCAACAGCATTCTTTGCTTTATTTACGTTTGCAGTAGAATCAGTTCTTCCGTATAGAGACATTTAAACCCCTCTTGAATTTTTATTCTATTAATATTTATAAAAAATGGGGAGTTACCTCCCCAGCATACGTCTTATAGTGTTTTTACTAAAATCTATTATACTATTTTCTTTAAATCTCTTTGTCTTGCCAAGGTACTCAGAGAAGCTGAGGAGCAAAGCTAATACTAGACTCACTCCCCAGTTTACCAGCAAACATTCAATCACTTACAATTCTTTAGAAGTGCAGTTCTTACTGTTGCTGCTAGTACATTATCAATATCATTATCAGTGGTGTTTACATAGCGATCAAGTAGTTCACATACTAGTTTTTTAGTGTGGCAGCTATTCATTGCTGCAAGTAGTAGTGGCTTTACTACTTCTACTAATGCTCCCATGATTTTCTCCAGAAAGGATTCACTTCTATTTATTTTAGTCGAATCTTGAATGCATCATGTCTTTTGCTCTCTGAGCAGCAGCACGGCGAGCAGCTACTTTTTGTGCTGGAGATTGAGGACCGCCATACTTACCTGCTTCTGGTGGCTTTTTACCTGGCTCTTTTTTCTGTCCTCTTGGTTGAGTGCCAGCTCTGCTAGATCCCATCATTTTGGAAATCATTTGAAATGCTTTGTCATTCTTAGCACTTCCACCTTTTACAACTGGCTTACCAGTTCTAAAGCTCTTACCTGTTTCCTTTGAGTATCTAGTTGCTTCATCTACGTGCTCGACTTCTTCCATGGTATGACCTGTTGGAAGTTTTCCTTGCTTTTGCATTTGAAGTCTTTGCTGCTGAAGCATTAGCTGCTTTCTTCTCATTTGATCTTGAGCCTTCATTTGTTGCTGATTCTTAGCTGCTGTTTTTGCAGCTTGTGGATCAGCTTGCTCTTGCTGCTGTTTGTTTTTTGCTTTCCATGCAGTAGCATAAGCAATGCTCTTTTCTTTTTTGGTTAGCCCACCTTCAGAATAACCTTTCTTGATATGCTTAACCATTCTCTCATACTTAGCACCTGGAGGAGCTTTCTCTTCAATTGGCTCAACTTCTTCTCTTCTCATATCAACTTGAGGATTGATAATTACACCATCCTTTCTTTTGCCCTTTACATCTGGAGTATTATCAGTTCTATTGTTTTGTGTTAGTCTTACAAATTTTCCAGTAGAATCGTCATCAGAAGTCTTCTCGGTTAGATGTCTCCAATCTGAGAAGTTAAAATCTGAGGCTCCGAATACTGTGCCTAGTTTTTCTTGAATGATTTCTAGAGCTGATGGCTCAGATTCTTCTACCATCATCATCGCTTTTTCGATGTAGTAGTCAAAGTGCTCCTGATCAAGTGATTCAAAGATCTCTTGAACTTCATCATAGTTAAATGCAATTTCAGATTCAATGAAATAATGTGTGAGTAGTTCCTTTTCTTCCTTGGTCATTTTCTTGACAAAGGTTCCAGCAGCTCTGCCTGCTGCAGCAGCGTTTGACTTGCCAGCCTTTTTAGCTGCTACTGCTGATCCCGCAGCTGCTCCTGCAGCTCCTGCAGCTTTGACTGCAGTTCTACCTGCAGCCTGAGCCGCTCTACCTGCTGCGACAGTTGCTTTTCTTCTTGCTCTAGTTGCTGATGCAGATTGTTCAGCCTTTTTACCCCTTTCTCTAACTGCATCATAAGTTGCTTTAACTTCCGCTGCACGTCTAGCTCCTACTTTTCTAGCTGTATCTACTGATTTTTTCAGAAGTGCAGTATCTCTTTCTGCTCTAGCTCTGAGAGCACCGAGAATTCCACCTTTTGATTTTTCTTTTGTTTGTGTGGGTGTTGATTTTGTTGCTGGCTGTGATTTCTTGGCATTAGCAACTTTAGATTGACTCTTCAGTGCTGCAGCCATTCCAGATGACTTACTTGATTCCTTTGCCTTTTCTGCTTTTCTTGCCTTATGCTCTGCAGTTCCACGAATAGCAGATGCCTTAGCACCACCTTTTAATGAACCAATTGACTTACCAGATTTTGAAGTTCCAGATCCACGAACTTTAGTTCCGCCTGCACCTCTTCTCCACTCTAGAAGAACTTCCTCTTCTTCTGCAAGAACTTCAATATAATCACAGAAAGCATCAATGCCTAGATCTTCAATTAGAATATCAATACCATACTCATTGAGACCCTCTGCAATGAAATAATCTGCAGCAAATTCTGCAAGTTCTTCATTTGTTTTTGCAGCAGCCATCTTTTTCCTTTGCCAGGAATCAAGAGCATCTACTGGGCGACCACCTTTTGCAAGAACTTCCTTTTTATGTGCCTGGAATTGTGATGCAGATTGTGCTCTCTTTTCTCTATCTGCCTTTGCGGCGGCAGCTCTTTGAGCTACCTTTTCTCTAGAAATTCTATCAATTTTTTCTACTGAAGTTTCTTCAGCTTTATATCCTTTTGCTTTTGGAACTCCTTTTGAAGGAACACAATTTGGAACTTCACGACCACCCTTTTTCTTCATTCCAACTTGAGTATATCCTTTCCAACATGGATCCTCTTCATTGACTAGATTTACTTCCTCAGGAAGACCTTTGGAACCACCAACTTTATTATATTGTGCTCTATTTTTTGCACCACTCTTATTGTATTGATGATATTCTTTCTCGCTTGAGCTAAGCTTTGGAGTATTTACTGGTTTTGCTCCAGGTGCTGTTGGCGCATCTGGTTTAGCTCCACGAGCACGACCCTTGGTGTAATAGTTTGGTCCAGTTTGAGAGTCTCCAGAGATTCTCTTGCCAGCATCAGATCTATTATCTTGATACTCTTTCTCTGACTGTCCGTGTCTACCTTTCCAAAGTTCAGCAACATAATCTACTGCTTCTTTTCTAGTTTTCTTTACGTCATCACCTGGCTCATATGGTTTGTCGTCGCCATCAGAATTCCACCAAGGATTCTTGCCATTGAACTTGCGACCTTTTAGTTTAGGTCTTTTCTTCTCTTGAACTAATTCAGTTTCTTCTTTACGAACATTACTCTTAGCATTTAGCTTTGCTTGGATTCGTTGCTTCATTTCTGGCATTGAAGCAACATTGTAAAGAGCTAGAGTTGGAGCACTAAATGTGGTTCCGTTGGTATATACCGCAACTCCCATGTAATCTCTAATCTTCTTATCCTCTAGAAGAGTTAGAGCGTATTCAAGAGTTTGGTCAATTAAGTTCTCTTGCAAATACTGCTCTTGAGAGTCCACATCACCTGGAAAATATGCCTGAGCAGATTCTACCATTTTTGTAGCCTTGTACATCATGTCTGGGGTGAGAGACATGAATTTTGAGACAATAGATAAATCCATATTCTGCACTTAAATTGAGTTCTTATTTATTATTATTTATCTTTTCGTTTGCCTCTAGTAAATGACTTTACAGGTTCTGTTGGATGCATTCTCTGAAGATACTCTCGATAATCATCCGTACCAATTTCCAATGGTCCTGGATGATAACTTAAATCTTTAATCCAAGTTCTATGAATCTTCTTTTGCTCATCGACAAAGATTACATAATTAGATCCTCTGGTAACAATCTTTCCATCAATACCAGTCACGGAATCTATTACTCTTTCTCCAAGTTTAAAGATGTTACCCTGATAATATTCTTCACGAAGATTCTCGGCATCTAAACTTGGAGAAATTTTCCAAAGTTCTTCTTTCAAGTTTAATGATTTTCTTACCTGCATGTAAATTGCACGGCACTCTTTTTTGCTGACATTTCCAGGAAGCCCTTGCTTGAAAGTTTCATAATCGTTCTCAAGTGCTGCTTTACGCATCATTGAACTTGTGATTCCTTCTGACTTATCTGTGTCAGGATCCTGCATGTTTGCACTGACAACTTCTACTCCATAGAAGTCATAAACAGTTCCATTGTACTTTTGAGCAATCTTCTCGTACTTTTGAACATTCTCATCACCGCACACAATGATAACATGATGATATCCTTCGTCATGAAGTGAGGTTAGAATATCGTAAATGTTATCTCCATTCTCAGGATCATTCATAATATTTTCTGCATGATCTGGAAATACATGCTGGAGAATATTATATTTGGTTTTGAAGTCTAAAGGATTTTGCTTTTTATCTGATGTGCGGCTTGGATATATTCTATATTCAGCTTCTAGTTCTTCAGCTTGCTCTTGAACTGCACTGATTAATTGTTCGTGTCCAAGTGAAGGAGGATTAAATCTTCCAAAAGTAATAACAACCGCAGGACCTTGACCATGCTCTAGCTGATCAGGCTCTGCGGTTGCATCTTGTGGTTGCGATTGTTGTTGTGGAGCAGGTGCATTTTGAACATCTGCCATTGAAGATGGTCCCATTAAAGGTTGACCATTCTTTAATTTTTGTTTCTCGTCTTTTGAAATAGAAACTAACTTCTGTCCGCCCTGCTCACTCTTAGCTACAATCTCTCCCTTGGCATTTGAATAGTAACCCTTGCCCATATGGACAAGACCTTTCTTCTCCGCTTCCTTTCCTGCGGGAGTTCTTGCTTCTGTTATAAATTGTGTAAATGTCTTCATCAAAAACAAAAGTTCTACATTTATTATTTAGGTCAAATTCTAACTGTCACAATAGATTTTGCAGTGTGCAAATAATTTGCTATTTTATAAAGTTCTTCAAAACTTTGTTTATATAGTTTGAAGAATTGCAATCCGTAGGTAGAAATTTTGTTTTTGTATCGTGTGCCAAATTTAGTGTAATACTCTTCAAAGGTATCTAACTTATTTCCAGTTTGTATGAATTGTTTAAATACAACAAACAAATAAAAGTTTTGATTTTTAGAAATAAAATTTAGGAATGCTGAATTCTTTCGCAATGACATTTCAGCATTCCTAAGTGCAATTGTAAACTTTTTGTGTTCAGAAACTGTGAAGTTAAATGACTGTCCTAGAGATCTAATCTTATCAATATCGGACAAAATCATCGTAGAATTTTTCCCAAAGAGATCACTTAGGCAGTCATTCACGTTCATCAGATATCTCCTTCTTTACGGTTTTCAGAATGGAATACTCGGAATACTCCTTCAGGATAACGAGCAGTTAGCTTCTCTACGTTGGTCTCTAGGACTTCTTCGATGTCAGTTCCAAGAGCAATACAACCCTGTGCAATATACCACATCACATCACCAAGCTCTTTGATCATGTGAATTCGTGACTGTTCATTGTAAGGTTTGCCCTGGAAAGCAATCTTTTTAACAACTTCAGCAAACTCACCACCCTCAGCAGTAAGACCAATAGCAGCAGTCAGAAGTCGGTTTAGATCAACACCAGCAGCATTTACGTTGTCCTCTGGATTTTTCCGCTCAACTTCTTTGATACGATTTACAAATTCTTCTGGATTACTGGAAGCCAGACTAGTAGTATCGCCAACGAAATCTTGATATGCGTTGAGACTAATTAGCTTTTTTGTCATACTTTAAAACCTTCAAATGATCTAGTTTGTTTTTTGGATAGTTTTTCATCGTACTCATCATCTTTCTGACCAGAATCAGTCAGATTTTTCTGAGCACTGTCCTCTACATTATACAGCTTCATCTTGGCTCTGTCAATACCCACGACGAATCTCTTGTATGAGGTTGGGTCGTTATAACGATTTTTTAACTGCTTGATCATGATTTGATTTAGAGCTTCAAGTTCTTCTGTGCTAATAAGAGCAAACATGAAGTCAGCAGTAGCAGGAAGACCAAAGGATTCGGAAGTATCAGTAAGCTCTACATCAGTGTTGCCATAACCTTGACGAGTTGTTTGTGTTGCAGATACAATTGGAACATTGCACTCTACAGCAAGACCACGTAACTCTTCGGCAATAGCTTTTACATATGTGTAAGAGTTTACCAGTGTTCCTTTGTATCGAGAAGATGCACAGATATTTAGATAATCAATGAAGATGATATCTGGCTTAAACCCTTTCTTTAATGCGAGATCAGTTAGAAGAGATTTAAAATGTCCAACATGAGCAGATGCAGTTGGATATTCTTTGATAATCAACTTGCCTCTGGTCTTCTCTGCTAGTTTGTTAACTTTAGATTCGTAAGTTGATTTGGGGAGATCTATAATATCCTGAATATTTACATTCAAGAGGTTCGCATCAATTCGTTCAGCAATGCGTTCTTCTGCCATTTCAAGTGTAATGTAGAGAACATTGCGCCCCTGCAAGAGCACGGAGCTAGCCATGTGGCACATGAATAAACTTTTCCCGACACCCGTACCAGCAAGAGCGACGTTGAGAGTCTTATTAGGGATACCACCTTTTGTAATTTTGTTGAGGAGTTCAATGTCGAATGGGATTTTGTCTTCTTTTTTGTGATAAAAATCATATCTGGATTCTGAGTCTGAAATGTAGTCGTGACCAACGTGTTCATCAAATGAAACTGATAGTGCATCGGAAAGAATAGACGGAATGGAATCTTTGCTCCTAGTCTTATCCTTTCCATCTGCAATTTTAACTGATTCTAATAGAGCCAAATAAATGGCTCTATCTTTGCACCATTTTTCAGTAGTGTCTAGTAGCCACTGATCATCAAATTTTTCTTCTTTGAGATCATTGACTAGATTAACTGAAGTCTGAAAAATGTCATCTGAGATATCCTTCCGATTCTCGATCTCGATTTTGAGAACAGACTTGGAAGGAATATCATCATACTTCATCACATAGTTGTGAATTTCCTGAAATACAATTTTTTCAGATAGAAGTTCAAAGTAAGTGTCCTTAATAAATGGAATTACTTTTCTGGTGTACCGTTCATCATAAATTAAGTTTGAAAGAATCTTGGATTCAATTCTATCCATCAATCATCTTCTCCATCAAAGGTCTCTACCGCTCCGTAACTATACTCCTTTTTGGCACATTCGTCAAGTGCCTGCATCACTTCTGGCGTAAAGAATTTATCAGGCTCCGAAAGAATAGCCTTAGCATAATACTTGCCACCAGCAATTTCATAACGCCCACCTGACTTAGTGAAAATTCCGTACTTCTCACCCAGCTCCAGTAGTCCATAGTACTTGTCAAGTCCACGTTCATCATAAAACAACCTCGTTTCAATTAGAGAATTTTCTTTTGTAAACCTAGACTTGAATGCTTTGCACTTGATGATGTTACCTACAACTTCGGTTCCATCCTTCTCTTTTGATTTTGACAGATAGATGATTGTGGAAGCAGCATACTTCAGACCAGAGCCACCACCCATTTCTTTGGTTGGCATGTATGATCCAATAACATCATAGGTATGGTTAGTGACAATCATAGGAATGCCAGCAGTACCTAGCTTGAGAGAAAGAATTCGGAACACAGACTTAATAACCTGTGAACGTGTCATATCCCTGGTTTCCTTGCCTGCAGAGGCATCCTCGATCTCCTTGGTGGTCGCAAGCATTCCCAGAGAGTCTAGCACAAACATCAGGGGTGGACGATCCCCCTTGGCTAGCTTCATGTACTCATCCACAACCTTGATTGATTGAGTACGAAACTCCTGAACTGTAGATACTGGAACTAGACCAACTCGTTTGGCATCAATACCACGACTGGTCATCATATCCTTGGTAATTGCAGACTCAGTTTCAAAGTAAATTACTTCTCCATCAGGATTCTGTTGAAGGAAGAATTTAACGATTGAGAGAGCAAAGAAAGTTTTTCCAGTAGATGACTCACCAGCGAGAGCTGTAATCTTGTTGTTAGGTAGCCCCCCAAAAATACTGCCACTAAGGAGAGCATTAAAGATATAACTCCCAGTGTCAACAAAGCCCCCACAATCTCCTGCGGCGACTCCATCTTCGACGATTCCTGCATACTCGTTATCTAACTCTTTGATAACACTATTTAAGAAACTCATGATTAACTCCTAATAATAATTTACAAAAATGCTTCTAGTGTTCCTCGTCTTTCAGAAACCCAGCCAATAGAATTTAGTACTGAGTTGAGTGGTTCTAGAAAGCTCTTGGAAAACTGCATATCAAAGTCAATATACTTATGCACATTAAACTCTGGAGGCAGTGTTTGAAAATATGATATCACATTTTCTTGAATTGGGTTAGGAGTTTTCAAGTATACAAACTTGATCTTTTCTCCTTCCTGAATATATGGATACTTATTGGCAATCTTTAATTTTTTAACAAGATGATTGTATAGAATTGCTCCTCTGACTTGGATTGGAGTTTTTGGAGCATACAGTGTAGATGATCCCTTGTATTTCTTGAGATTGTTCAAACTACGAGGGAATGAAATGTCTACAATATCTTGTCTTCTAGTTTCCATCTTAACCTTATTGATGAAATCAATCAGAACATCATTATCCTTCATCAGAATAATTTCAAATGCCTTAGTCAATTTATCTCTGAAGTATGATGGCGTGGAGGATCGTGCAGTTTCAAGACCCATGATTTTCATCTTGGGTTTCTCGTATCTTACACCCTCAGAGTCCCATACGTTGAGAATGTAACGTTTCTTTGCAGTCCAGATTCCTTTATCTGCAATGTTCTCACGTTTCATCTTCATCTTCTGGGAATATGCATTCACATAGTTCGCCAGTTCTTGGTAAGAACTTTCAATATAAGGCTCAAGTTCCACCGTACAGATCTTATCAATGAAATTGACAATTTTCTCAGTAGTCGCTTCTCTTCCCTTGAATATATGAGAGACCAAAGGACCCATATTGAGATAGATGGAATCAGTATCTGAAGCAACAACATAATCTTCGTTATCTGTCTTGAGAATTTTATTTAGATACGCATTCATCTTGTTTTCAATCCAGCGAATTGAAAGCTGACCAGAAAGAGTAATAGCTTCTGCGTTGGTGATTAGGAAATACCTAAAGTATTCATTTCCGATGGCACCATAGGCAGAGTTAAGTTGAATCTTACGTGCCATCTGAATGTTATTGCATCTGGCGATCTCTTTCTTCAACTCCGTCGTTGGAGTCTTTTCGTATTGCTGTTTGGCAGCAAGCATCTTCTTTTTGTAGATGGTTCGGTCTTCATAGATCTTCTCCATCAGTTTGGGAAGGAACCCTTGCTCATGAGTATCAAACATTGCTCCATTGGCACATACCGTAGCACATTCTAGTGAACTGGTATCAATTTGTTTATGGAGAAGTTTATCTACATTAATGCTTGGGAATCTCTCTTGTAGAAGAGTTTCAGGAGAGATATTGTATTGCATGATGAGGTGAGGATACAGTGAGTTCAAGTCAAATGAAACCACCCACTCATGCTTACCCAAAATAGGATCCTTTACATATGCACCTTCATATGCATAATCCTTCTTTTGACTGACTTTTGGAGGAACTACAATGTGCTTACGCTTTAGATAGTTGAAGATGATATTGTCCCAAGTCTTTACTTGAGAATAAACATCTTCAAAGTTCTCCTTTGCGTCATACGCCATGGTGATTGCAAGTTCAATCAGTTTCATCTTGTCATCCATGCGGTCAACAAGTTCTACGTCATGAATGTTATAATCAATGAACTTCTGCCAATCTTTTGTATAGAAGTCTTTGAAGTTTTCAAACTCGGAGTGATCTAGTTTCTTTTCTCCAAGCTCAACAAATGCAATATGATCTAGACGATATGATTCCTGGTTTGTATATGTGAATTTTTTATACAGATCAAGATAGTCTAGAACAGATAGACCTGCAATCTCATAGATGATATGTGGTCTACCCATGATTACTACTTCTCGATTGGTCACTACAGTCCAGGGAGAAATAGATTTCATATGCTTTGTAGATAGAACTTTATCTAGCCTACGCATGATGTATGGAATATCGTAAAGGTATACGTTCCACCCAGTCACAACATCGGGAGTATTCTGAACCCACCAATTCAGGAAGTCTTGAAGCATTTCCTGCTCAGTCCAGAATACTCGATACTCAACATCTGAGCGAGTGTTCTCATACTCACGAACACCCCATACAATCAGTTGCTTTGTATTGATATCTTTGATTGTAATACAAAGCATTTCTTCGGCAGCAGCTTCCACATTAGGAAACCCGTTCTCACATGCAACCTCAATATCAAGAGAGACGATCTTCATTGAAGAAATATCAAACTTGATTTCCTCTTCTGGAAACTGATCTGCAATGTATTGATACAGAAATCTCTCGTAACCATAAACAACAAAGTTGTTTACATCCTCATACTTCTTGAGAAAGTCTTTTGCATCATTAGTCTTATCAAATTTGATAGGACTTACGCATTCCCCATCTAGAGTTTTATATTTACTTTCCTTCTTGGATGGAACAAAGAGAGTAGGAGAAAACTTGTCCTGGAATATTTCCTGAACTCCATTGTTGTAGCCACGATAGTGAACTACATCACGAATGAGTTGTACGTTGGTATAAAACCTCATTTAGAAATTAGTTGAACGTAAAGGTTTAGAACTTCTGGAAGTGGATCAACAATTGTCATGATCCTATCAGAATTTAACAGGATATCTGTATCGTTGGTGAATAGTGGATACTTGAGTAATTGAGCATAATCACTCTGAACTGTAACAATCTCTTTTTCATCTTTAATATTTTTTTCTTCGGTTGTTTGCAGAAACACTGCATTATCTGGAGGAAAATGCTTATCGTCTTCGTTGTAATCCCAATAGGTTAGCTCCACAACTCGATAAGGATTCTTCATGTAAAGAGAAGGCTCTTCATCTAGTTCTTCGTACTCACAGATAATATAGTCATTGTTAATAAGTTGAATCAGCTTAATATTCATGGTAAGCTCCAGGAGAACATCTCTATGTATGGTAGCATACCCAGGCTCGCTTGTCAAGTAAAAAGACCCAATCCCTGATAGTTGCCAGGGTGGGTCTGTGCCGACGATATTTGGGGATTTCCCAATTCTATTTATTTGAATCTTCTGTTAAAAGTTGTGACTCTATTTTTACTCCAGGAATATTCCATGTAGTTTTCTTCTGGTGCTCTGGAATGATTCTTTCAATATCTACAGTTAGTAGTCCATGCTCAAACCCTACAGAGGATACTCGATGTTCATCTGAGAGTTGAATCTTACGGGTGAATGAACGTTTGGATAAACCTTTGTGTACATACTGTCTTGAAGTATCTCGTTCCTCAACTTTGCTGGCAATTGTGAGAACGTTTTGTTCTGTAAAGACTTCAATCTCTTCTGGTTTAAATCCTGCAAGAGCGACTTCAATTGTGTAGTTACTGTTGTCATACTTGACGATGTTGTAGGGAGGATAGTTTACATTTACCGAATGCTGCATAGCATCGAGTCGGTTAAACATTTCATCCAGACCTACAGCGAGTGGAGCGTAATCGTTCCAAAATGAGTCTAGTGATTGAGTGGTGAATTTCATCTTCTTAATCTCCTTGGTAAGCGAGAGTTTTTATTAGAGACCCCGAAGGCATCTCTTCACAATTATATATATGAAACCAACAAAAAGTCCAGTTCGGATTTCCGAAAATAAATATTATTGCATTTGCACAATACGGTATGCTCTCTACTCAATATCGCCTGAGACTTCAGGCAATTTGTGATAAAATAGTAAACAGAGAGTCGGTAGAATTATCTGATATGATTTGGGCGGAAAAACTTGCTGCAGCTAATAGAACAGCAGGCACAATGCTCAGACAGGCAAGGAGACGAGCAGAAAATCCAGATATGACCGAGGACAGCCTAGATGGCTTTTTAAATGCCCTTGATATTGGTGGCATCGGTCATGAAAGAAAAGGAATCAGTGGATTCGACACAGTGGATGATATTGTAGATTTCTTTACAGAAGATAAACCTGACGACTGGAGACAAAGAGATTAAAAATAAATAGATATACGTTCATCGCTCATAGCGACGGAAGTAAGCCGACTCGGAACGGATCGTTCATCCCAAATGGGACGCAAAAGCCGACTGAAGGAACGCTCTTTAACCTAAAAAACTAAGGAGAACCCTAATGTCACAAGCAACTTATCGTGGTGCTCATTACGACACCGAAACTCGTAAAAATCAAATCGCTTCTAACTGGTTGACAGTTATTCGTCAACAAATTGAAAAAGAAGAAAGGCTTAAGCAAGCACAACTCGCAATGGCGATGAAATAATAAAAAGGGGGCTAAATGCCCCCTTTCTTTTTATTCTGCTTGTTTTTTCTTTCCAATATTGTATTTGGATTCTAGAGTCCAATCATTCTTGTCTTTGAATGATAGAACTTTGATTTGACTTAGAGGTGCCGCATCGGCTACTTGATCTTGATTAACAATCTTAACAAGTCCCCAGTCCTGTAGTAATTGAGCAATTCGATTCTTCCTTTGAACGTCGTTCAAAAATAGATTAGCTCGCTTACCATCTAGAGCAAAAAGCTCTTTGAAATGTACGATATAATATCTACCTTGTTTATGCAGAATGTGACAAGATTGATATAGCTTCTTTTCTTTTCTAGAAGCAACTCCAATACGAGTTAGAGTTTCTCTTACTTTCAAAAAGTCGTCTGGCTCATTTAGAGTGACTTCGACCATTTGTTCTGGTGCCCAACTCACTTCACTATCGGTGCTCATTTTCTTCCTCCACGATTCAATTTAGATTTGATAAATTCAAGTTGTTCGTCTGTTAAAATTTTTAAAGCGGTTTTAGCTTTTTCATCACTATACCCATAATATTCTTTGACGCATTCCAGAGAATCTAATTTCTCTTTCTTTAGCCAAGGAGAGAAACGTTTCTTTGGTCTGATAGTATTTATATAAAAATCATATTGCAACTTCTTGTCAATATGAGAATTTAAATTCATCTCATTTGCAAGAAGTATAGTATCTATAAACCCAGAATAGCATCTGTTGACAATGTATGGAGGATATTGTCTTTCAGATTCTTCATCAGAATCCATCAAATTTTGCTTTGACAAATTGATGGAGTTTAGATAATCTTTAAGTTCTGCCACGAAATCACACAATAATTTTTTTATCTGGAGTAATGATATTACTATACATCTGAGTGTATTGATCTACAATACCTTCATCAGCTTCAGCAATATATACCACAAACTTTCTATCTACAGTGATTTCAGTTTGTGCTTTGCTAATCATCGGAGACCATGGAGCAAATCCAAGTGTTCCCTGTCCAGTAGGAACTCCAACAATTGCATTCTCGACAACAATTACATCAAAGTTTTGTTTGACTACATTAGCAATTAAGTCCTCACCAGAGGACATACGAATAAGTTTTACGTTCATTTGAATTTACAATCACACATCAGTTCAGTAAAGCAAGCCAGAGTATTAATCTCTTGATCTGCAACAAAGGCAGCTTGATATTGGTATTTAGCAAAAATCAAAACAGCCTGTGGTATTGATTGAGACTCTAATGATTCGTACATTGCGGTGTAAATTTTACGAATAATTGCGTTCACATCATTATCCAAATTTTCAACAACCCATTTACGAACATTAGCAAAGTTCTTTTCTTTGAGAGATCGCATCAGATCTTTGATATTTACATCTGATACAGATGCCAGCATCCCTGTGTCAATTACTCCACCAGAACTATAACGTTGGAGTTCATTTAAAACACGACGCCAATCGGGGAAAAACTTATTGATTACCTCTGCAACAACCCTTTCATCATACTGTACACTTTCTTCCTCAAGAATAGACCTGATACGCTGGAAGAATTCTGCTGCGACTTTTGGCTTGTCTTTGCCTGTGATATTGAAATCGAATACTGCACATCTACTTTGTAGGGGCTCAATGATCTTATTCCTGTAATTGCAGGTAAAGATGAATCGGCAGTTGCTATGAAACGTCTCAATATTTGCCCGTAGGAGGAGTTGAACGTCGTTGGTTGTGTTATCTGCCTCATCAATGATGATGACTTTGTGTTTACCAGTTCCTTGAAGTGATAGGGTCGAAGCAAAGTTTTTTGCTTGGTTCCGTACCGTGTCCAGAAATCGTCCTTCATCAGACCCGTTGATGACATAAAAATCTACTCCTAATTCATTACATAGTGCTTTAGCGATGGTAGTCTTACCAATACCAGGAGGACCACATAAAAGTAGATTGGGGATTTCTCCCCGCTCTACGAAGTTTTCAAATGTCTCCTTGATATCCTTAGGAAGAATGCAATCACTTACTTTTTGAGGTCTGTACTTCTCAACCCACAAAAAATCATTACGAATCATTTAATCAACCTCCGAAGGTGGAATCAGGTTCAAGGGCAATCCAATACTGAAGATTATATTTGGAACTAATAAACTGAGAAATATTACGTGGAGAAACTAAAACTTTGTATACATCAGGAATGATCTTGATGTTCTCGATCTTGAAGTTGAAAACAAACTCCTTATCGGTTTCGCCTACTTTTGCAGAGAAACTGTTTGAAGTATCATTGTCCTTGTTACGGACCACAAGATTGATCTTACCATCTTCATTGATGAGTGAGAGATCCTTTAGCTGATATACACTAGCTGCCTTTAGCAACGAAGATAGAACTTCTTCACTGAGTTCAAATTCTACGTTCTCGCCATCCATAGGAATCTGTTTGTCGGATGGGCTAGTGATCAGACTTGGATCCGAGAAGAAATACTTTACCTTAGACCTACCATTCTTGATAGTAACAAAGCTATCATTGTCAAAGATAAACTCAGGATCCTTGAATAGAGTTAGACCACCAAGGAACTCATTCAAATCATACAGAGCAAAGTTGCGTTCAAAAGCTTCAGTACATGTATACTCAGCAAGAATATTCTTTACTGGAGAAACTGTACGAATTACACTTCCTGCCTTAACAACTAGAGAAGAGTTAATGGTAGAGAAGTTCTTGAGAACGTTTAGTGTTTCGGTGGAAAATTTCATAATCACTTAAATTCTTGAAGACCGTTTTGTGTGCGAGAATAATGAGCGTCAAAGTGAAGTAGTAGCATAGCATAGTGAATCACTTTGAGTAGATCCCGCTTGTTAAGACCATCCTTGTCACCATAGCGGCTGCCATACTTGAGAATATTTGCTTGGCAGAAAGGAGCAGCAAGACCTTTGGCTGCCATCAGATCAATTGTTTGAATGTCATTGTAGCCATCTTCATCACCGCAATAGTGACCATGATAGGTGCTGACTACATACTCTTCAATATCTTTGAGGATCTTTTCCTCGTTGTACTTCCATTGCATAATTAAGTCTCCAAATAAAAAATGGGGAGAGGAACTCCCCTTAGTATACCGCAATCAAGCGGTGATGTCAAGTACCTCTTCGGTAGTTTCTGGGGTAGCTTCTTCAGTAGTGTCCAGATCAGAAGCATCAATGTTCTTGTAGAGATCTAGGAAAGAACTCTTGGTGTCATCATCAAAACGATTGATGCACACGTTGATTGCTTTCTTGCGGTTCTTGAAGATAGCAAATGACTGGATGATGTGAACCAGACGACGAGTAGTGATAATTTCGTCTACGCCACCATCATAGAAGGTCTTACGAATGGTGTCTGCCCAGACAATCAGTTTGTCTACAAACTCCTCATCAACAACCTCAAAAGAATTCATGAGGTTCATGAGAATCTTTTTCTCAGTAGCCATGGAAGGATAAGGCTGCTCAAACGTGATTGGGAAACGCTCAAGGAAAGCTTCGTTCATAACGTTGGTGCCAATAAAGCGACCATCATCAGAACCCTTACCTTTAGTGTTTGCAGTAGCAATCACATTGAACCCTGCAGAAGGAGTTACATACTGATTGATCTTCTTGAGAAAAACACCCTTGCCTTCCAGAACAGACTGTAGACACATGATCTTGTTGCTGGCAAGGTCGATCTCGTCGAGAAGAAGTACAGCACCACGCTTGAGGGCGTTCACAACAGGACCATCATGCCATACAGTCTCTCCATCAACAAGACGGAAACCGCCCAGCAGATCGTCTTCGTCGGTCTCAATGGTGATGTTCACACGAATCAGTTCACGCTTCAGTTGAGCACACGCTTGCTCTACGCTGACAGTCTTACCGTTACCTGAGAGACCAGTGATGAAAACAGGATAAAACATACCAGACTTGACGATTCGCTTCACATCAGTAAAGTTGCCAAACGAGACATAGTTCTTATCCTTCTGAGGAATAAAGCTAATTACTGGAGTCGCAGGTGCAGCAGACATAGAATTAAAAGTTTTTTCAAGGGTTTCAACAGCAGTCAGATTCCAAACTCCACGACCAGATTTATGGGGCTCAAGAGATTTGCAGATGGCTGCAAGAGAAGTGTTGGAGCTTGCAGCGTATTCAATTAGTTGTTGGCGAGTTACAGTTTCACCATATACAGCAGTGAGATTTGAAATCAGTTGGTCGTTCAGTTGAGTCATAATGAAGTTACCTCGTTTGGTATGAAAGTAGTATAGGGCAAAGGGGGTGGGAAGTCAAGCGATTTGGTCAACGAATTTCGATAAGATGATCTTATTGAAAGCTTTCTTGCTCATTTGCTTTTTAAATGCAAGGGCTACATTGCCTGTTGCGGTAGTGGATTGAGTTTCTTCATCTGGCTGAGGAGATGATCCTCCAATCTCAATAAAATAAAGTTCATTGTATCCCATCGAAGTAGAAGTGAAAGACCTAGTTTTAGCCCATTCAGCAGAAACATTGCTCCATGAAGGATATTCATCTTTCAGATGACGAGTGAGGAATGATTTGGCAGCATAAAAATCAATCAATCGGAATCCTACAGCATTAGAACCAGTCATTTGACGATAATAATCTACAAATGAAGATGTAACTCCAATACTACCATTTTTGGTAATGTTCATCATAGTGATTTTATTCTTCTTATCCTGAAGGCAAAGAATATCATTGTGCTGCAGCCATCCAGCATGGACGATATTCCGCTGAGTTGAATGTGCTGGAGGGCGATTGAATGATACTGAATTGGATTCTCCATCAGTCAAAAATACTGTGTTTACTTTATCGACTTTGTAGGTCTTAGTAAACTGATGAAAGATAGGAATGGCTGCAAAAATACATTCATTTAGTGGTGTACTTCCAAGGTCATAATGACCATACTCATAGGGAAGATAGCCACGACCATCTAGAACGTATGCCAGTTTCCAAACGTTTTCCATTTGCTTCTCTAGTTGAGAAGTATTCATTTTGCTGCTGAAGAAATTTACTAGCAGAAAATCTTCTTGAATAACGATTTGATTTGGCTCAACTTTGTATTTGTTACTCCTAGACATTGAAGCATAATTTTTGGCAACATTCCTATCATTGAAAGAATACACTTCAAAAGGAACCTGAACTTTCTTGCAGAATTGAATTAGATTGTACAACTGCTTAAGAGTACCAATTAGATTGCCCTGCATAGATCCAGACCAATCAACATACATGATCAGACCATGAGATTTGCCCTTAGGAACTACAGTAACTTTCTTGAAGATGTCATCATTCCACTTATAGGAATGCATCTTATTGGTGTCTAGAATTCCAGTTCCTGCAGTAGCAGACCGATTATATTCGGTTGCTCGCTTCTTCATTTCAAACTCTTTGATGAGATATGAAACAGATTTTTTGCAATCATCTTTATACTTTTTGTACTCAGATGCTGCCCTTGAAAAAGTAGATTTGTAGTAATCTTTTCCATGATATCCACTATAAGAAGCATCATCAATAATCTTTTTAAACAGTGCAGGAAGATCTTCAGCAAAATCCTTCCAAATAATCATGTGATTTTTGATATCAATATCTGGAGGAGTTAGATAGATGTAGTTGTTGTTATTAATCGTAGCAAGTTGCTTTTGATTTTTAGCCCAAGCTTCATCAGTCTTGGAGCTAAGATCTTGTTCTTTGCCAGCACTCTTTGTAGAAGAATCGGAAGAATCTTTAGGAAGATCTTCTTTCTTGTCTGAATTTGAATTTGGAGATTGATTGCTCTGATTTTCAGTTACTTGACTATCAGATGATTCATTAGGTTGCGAATCCATTTGTTCGGATTCCCCATCAGAATTATCACTATCCTGAAGAGTGACTTGAACCTGCATTTCAGTTTCATGCTGAGTATGCTCAACAAGTTCTTTGACGATATTTACAACATCTTCAAAGGTTTCTGCAGCTGCAATTTTAGTTACGAATGGTTTTTCTTCGGCAGAAAAATCAATAAATGAACCAGTATTTACGTTGCCGAGTTTAAAATACAGATTGATTCGGTCAATAAACTTCAGAGTATTTACGTCAATATCATCAATTTCAAAAAAGTCTTGATCATTCAGTTCAGAATAACCACGGTAGAAAGACCGAGCAAGACCAGGATACTTACGCTTCATCAACTTCTCAATCCGAGCATCTTCAACGACGTTCAGATAACCTTGAGGAAGATTCAAGTCACTACCATACAAATCTGGAGTGTAGATAGCATGACCTACTTCATGACCTACAAGAAGGTCATAAACATCACCAGAAGTATTATCCCAAATAGGAAGAGTCAGAATACGATTATGAGTGTCAAAACTTGCAGTAGGAACTGACCGATGTTCCACAGTAAGGTTTTCAGTCGCAAGAAGCTTTGCAAGAATGCTCTTGGATTGTTGGATGTCGGACATAAGTGCCTCAATTCGTTACCCATATAGTAACAGGTCCAACCCACCATGTCAATGGGCTAGACCATAAGGATATCTTATATTTCTTTGACCTTGCTGAAGTTCTTGACTTTTTCAAACCTCAAGACTCTTTCAAACTTATCATGAAGAACATCACCTTTATGAGAGATAACAAACACGTTTGTGTCTTTGTCAATTCCACGAATGATGCGAAGAAAGTCTTCTGTGCCTGCTGTGTCAAGAGAACTATCAAATACTTCGTCAAGAATGAGTAAATTTGTATTTGTAGAATTTTTTAGTTTTGCAACTGCTCTCCAGGTAAACATTAGAGCCAAGTCGATTCTCATCTTTTCACCTTCAGAGAATGAAGTATAACTAAACTCATCTCGGAATCTAGATTTGATGGTTTCTTCAAAGTTTTCATCTAGATTAAAGTTAACATAAAAGTCCATCAACTGAAGATACTTATTGATAAGTTGATTCATTACTGGAAGATATTTTTTGATAATCTTAGATTTGATTCCAGTATCTTTGAGAAGGCTAGAGATAATCTCAAAATAGGTTTTGTTAGACTTCATCTTGTCCACTTGTTTTTTGAGAGTCAGACCTTCTGATGCGAGTGCGGTTAGCTTTTGTTTCTCGACTGCAATATCTTTATCAGATTCCGAGATCTTCTCAATCTCTTCATTTAGAGTAACAATAAAATCTGCAAGACCTTTACACTTGTAGTTTTGAGAAGCAATCTTTACGTTGATATCTGAGATTTGTTGTAGAATGTCTTGAGATTTGGAAATAATTTCTTGAGACTCTTCGATTTTAATTTCAACTTCGTGAATTGATTTTTGAAGTTTTTCAATCTCAGAATTGCATTTGCCAATATGCTTTTCTTTCACATCATCAGTGAGATCTTGATGACATGTTGGGCAAGTATCATTCTCACTATAAAATTGAATATTAGTTTCGTGATCAGATAACTTTGTCAGAAACTTAGTCTTGTATTTCTCTAGTTCTTTAATATTGATCTTTGGTAGAGCTGCAAGTTCTTGTTGCTTGTTGTCTAGATCAACGCATAGTTTATCGTAGGTTTCGTTGCACTCTTTGATCTGATTTTCATAATCTTCTATCTGTACTTTCTTGTCATCAATACTCTTCTGAGATTGATTTTTGATATAGTCAATATGATCTTTTTGCATCTTGACTTTTTCTTTGAGAAACTCAATCTGATTCTCAAAGGTTTTGATATTATCGTTATTGGTTTTGATTCGATCCTTTAGAATGACATTCATAGTCGAGAAGATACGAATGTCTAGAAGATCTTCGATAATCTCTCGTCGGTGGGCAGCAGGAAGTTGCATGAAAGGAACAAAGGTGCTGCTACCGAGAATTACAATCTGAGTAAATGACTTGTAATTCAGTTTCAGGATATTTTGTTCCAGATACTTTTGTTGGTCTGACGCAGCAGCAACCTGATCTAGTAGCTGACCATCAACCCAAATTTCAAAAATATTTGGCTTCAGTCCACGAATAATTTTATATTCTTTCGGACCAATGCTAAACTCTAGATCAACTTTACAATCCTTTTCGTTGATTGAGTTAATAAGTTGGTTTTTATTTACCTTACGAAATGATTTGTTAAACAGAGCAAATACAATAGCTTCAATGATTGTACTTTTACCTGCTCCATTGGTCCCAACAATAAGTGTTGTATTGGCAGAATTTAAATCAACTGTAATTGGAGTGTTTCCTACTGCAAGAAAATTTGAGTATGTTACAGACTTAAATAAAATCATAAGAAATGGTCTCAGGCGGAATTACAAAATCATCGGGAGTTATTACACAATAATTATATCCAAAACTTTCACATGCAATGACTGCATCCTCTTCATCTATTTCAACTAACTGCATCTCAGGAAATCCATCTGCTTCTAACAGCCCAATATATCTCAGTGCATCGTCTTCGTCAACAAACAGTTGCAAAACTTTACTTCCGTCTGATGTCTCTACTGCGTATGCACCCTCTTCTTTTTTATCTTTGAGCGTTAGGATGTACATTACTGAATCTCAGATGCTTCGATATAAATTGATTTGATAATAGATTTCAAGTTAGACTTGTCATAATTATCTTTCATATCTTCTATATATCTCTGCAATGTACTGAGAGTATCCTCATGTTCAATTGTCTCGATGTCATCTTCATCAGACATTATCTGAGTATCTTCAATAATTTTTAGATCATGAATTCCAACAGTATAAAACTTTTCAATTACTTTATCAAACATGTAAAGATCAGTTTTATTTTCAACAATTACTTTAACGTAGCTGTCTTTGTATTCAGTGAGATCTAATTTTAGATAGTCATGAACTTCATCATTGTAATAAAATTTCTTGAACATCCTAAATGGATTTCTGATGAACTTTAGTTTTCTATTATCTAGATCATACAGATGGAATCCTCTTTCTTCATTGAAATCGCTCCAAGTCATTTCATAAGGATTGCCAAGATAATGAATGTTATCACTTCTTGATTTGTGATGAAAATGTCCAGAGAATACTTGCTTAAACTTGTAGAAGATATCTCTGTCTAGACCACCCTCAAAAGTATGACCTGGATGAGCTTCAAAACCATTGATCTCAAGGTGTCCCATTAGGACTTGGGATTTTGTGTTCTTTAGATGGTCCATTACTTTGGATTGATTCTCAGGATTAATCCAAGGAACCATTGTAATGGTATTTCCTAGAACATCAATATCACAGACTTCATCGTAGATAGTAATATTATCATATGAACTCAGCAATAGATTTGGAGTATTCACACGATTAGTATTTTTGTAATATGCAGTATGATTTCCTACGATCATGTGAACTTGAATACCAAGATCACGAAGTCTATCATAGTAATGCTTCTTGATTCTATCCCAAGCAGCAAAATCAATTGATTTCCTATTATCAAAAGTGTCTCCTAAATCAAATAGGATTTTGATGTTGTTCTCTTCCAAGGTTGGAAAGAATACATCATCATAAAACTTGAGAAAGAATTCCCAGAAAGCTAGAGAACCCTTTCTTCCATCTAAATGCTGGTCTGTAATAATTGCACTGTTCATCGGTTATTGCGATATTCAAGATTTTCTTTAATGCTGTTCATGTCAGACATATTGAATCCCATGATGTTATCGTCGGCAGCAAATACTTCGTCAAACCCAGACCTTTCTAGTAGCTTGGTTTTAACTTCAAGTTGCTTCTTCTCTTTTTGAATACGACGAAGGAAGGCAAAGTAAATAATTTGAGTAAAATATGCAAATGGATTAGTAGACTTTTCTGGGTCAAAGTTATCAATATACTGAAGACAGTTTTCAATGCCATCACAAATCATGTCATCCTTAAACATGTAGTTGACAAAGTTAGGACGATATGATAGGTGAGTAGCAATCTTCAGAAAGCACTCTCCAATATAGTTGGGAACTTTAGGTTTGTCCCTACCCTCTTCCTTTGCAAGTTTAACTTCTTTACGATAAACCATTAGGGCATCTAAGAAGTCCTTGTTATTTACATAGTGTTCTTTTTTCTTCATTCAACTTAGATTATTCCAATTGTGTAAATTGTAGCACATAAAAAAGGTCTTGTCAAGTGGTGAGGGGGGGGGGTTGACAAGACCCTGGAATGTGTGTATAATAACTCTGTCAGGGTTCAGAATTAACTTTAAGTATCTATATTAAGTTTAAAGGACTTCTCCAGAAGCTTTCTAGCTTCTTCAATTTTATTTTTAAATCCTAATTCTTTATCTAAAGAAACTCTATTATTATCTTGTTTATTAAGATACTTCTTTAGGGTGCTTCTGTAGAGAGTTAGGATTTTATTGTCTGCTTCTCCAATTGTAAATACTTTATTCTTTTCAATAAAGAAAATGTCTTCTTTGGAGAATTTAATCCATGGTCTCATATCAACTTTATACATTTCTCCTGTTGGAGTTGAAATAGGTTCTACAGCAATTTCAAAAGGATTCTCAACAATAAATCCTTCTTGTTCTTCACATGGAACTACACTTCCAACTATTTCAGTTCCGTCTACTAGTTTGATTATTCCATAAAATTCTTTCATTTGTCTCCCTGTTTAAAATTAACTGGAATTATTTCATACTCAAAGTTTTCTTCAGAGTAAGTTTTAATTCTTTCTATCAAGTGATTTAAAGTATAATTTTTCTTTTCTCCTTTTGAAAAATCATCAGCAATATCGAATAATCTTGCTTTGGACTTGTTTTCTCCTTTTCTCAATACTCTACCGATTGATTGGAGATTTCTAATTCTTGATTTGCTTGGACTTGCAAAAATAACATTGTGTAGGTTACGAATATTAATTCCAGTGGAAAATGTTCCATACGATGCAATAATAATTGCATTTGACTGTTCTTCAGTTAATTTTCTGATTAGCTCTCTTTCTTCGGTATCGACTCCACCGTATACGAAAAATACTTTTCTTTCATTACCTACTTGACTATTTATTAAATCGTAAAGTACTTTGCCATGCTTTTCTACCATAGCAAAAAGAACCAGAGTGTTTCCTTCCTGATTGATGGCTAATTTTTTGATGTAGTTATTTCGTCTTTCGTTACGACATATGTAATCTAATTCCTCTTGATACGACTCAAACGACGAATACTCATGCTGAAGTAAAAGGATATTGATTTTGAGGTTTGAGAGGTAGCCCTTGTCTATCAAATTTTTGGTCTTAATAACCTTGTTAACAGGACCGAATAACCCCTCTAATACGAGTTGATTTGTGCTTGACCCATCCAGAGTACCCGTGAACCCAATTCTATGTTTACAATTATGTAGTTTTGTCATGATGGATACTAGAGACTTGGCTTTGAATTGATGAGCTTCATCTCCAATCACAACATCATACTTTTCAAAGAATGCCTTTGGTAATTTGTAGATTGATTGCCAAGTTGTAACTGTAACTAGTTTATTTGTTTGCTTTGATTTGCCTGCATAAATTTTATGTGTATCATCTCCCCAACCATAATCCTGGAAGTCTTTTGATAACTGTTCTACCAGAGAAGTGGTTGGAGTAATAATTAATACATTCATTCCTTTGTCAGTATAATATCTGACAATGCAATAAATCATCAGAGATTTTCCTGATGCAGTTGGAGATAGAAGTAACTTACGATTATTTCTTAGTGCTTCGTAAATTGCTTTGTATTGATAGTCTCTAACTTTAAAAGGAATTCCAAGTGTCTTAACATAATCCACTAAACCTTCTGGTGTAATTTCTTGATTGGAATCTTTGGGCATTCCATAGAACTTATTATCCTTGTCAAGGAATGTATATCCCCTCGTACAAAGCCACTCAGTTAGGTAGTCATACAGACCAACATAAATTAGTCCTTCCGCAGGACTGAATAATCTGATCTTGCCATCCCACAACCTGTTTTTGTATTGTGGCATGAATTTTGCATTTGGAACATCAAACGTAAAGTACTCTGAAAGTTCATACTTTATGTGTGGTTCGCATTCTACAGAAAGATAAACTTCATTCTTTTTCTGAATAATAACATCTGCCATTAAATAGTACCTTGCATGAATTTCTGCCACTCGATGCTATTTTTAATTTGAAATCCCCTGGTATTGATATTACTCAGAATACTTTCAAGTAAAAACATCATCTCCTTATAATAATTTAGTTTATTTTGTAAGGATTGTATTTCTTCATCTGAATCAATATAAAGTTGAACATCCTGCTTCAAGATCTTCAAATCAAATGGCTTTTGTCTATAAACTTCTGTATCTGCTTTACCTGTATAATACTCAAACTTTTCTCTGAGCATTCTTTTGTAATCTTGTTCTTTCTTGATTTTAATCAGTCTTACATCAGAAAGAAAATTTAAATACTTGCTATGTAATTGAGGAATTTTAATAGACTCTTGATCTAATAAGTCTTCATCCATCACCGAGTCTTTTTTCCATTCATTTTTAACAAAGTCAATGTCGATCATAATTTCTTGTCATTAATATCGTATATATCGTATATAGTATACTTGAAATTGGCTGAAACTGTAAAGTACTGAACATCGGTAGATGTAGATTCAAACTTGAGTGGTCCTAAATCTGTAGGGAACACATCTTTGAAAACTACTTTAAATTTCTTTTTAAAGTTGGAATCTAGAATAAACAATACAGCATCACTGTAGGTCTTATCATCCAAGCTATCTCCTGGAAGCTCTTGAATATCTTCTGATGAATAAGGATGTCCTAATTTTCTAACCCAATTATGTACAGTCACATAGTTGGACATATTTTCATCTACGATAAATTCTAAAGTTAGATCTTCAAAATTTATCTCATCTCCAGGATGACTGATATAGTTGTATCTTGTAGCCTGTCTGGCTGTAGAAAGACTAATACCAGGAACAGTTGCAGACTGGCAAAAGAAAGATACTTTTGGATATTTAATTAACTGAAACTGAAATCCTATTCCAGTCAGGAAATTTGAAGGGCAGCCTGAGTTGGCTATAAAATTAGCAGCCATGGGTTTTATTTATATTTAGATAAAAAAAGAGGGTCCGAAGACCCTCTGAGAGATATGTGAATCAGTGATCACATTAGGTTGATAACTCTGGTTCTTCTGTAGTAAACGTTGTCGTTTGCCTGGAGAGCACCAGAACGCTGGGTTAGACCACCTGCGAATGGGTTTGCAACCATGCCGTAGCGGGTCTTGAAGCCAATCTTTGGCTGGAAGGTGTCCTGACCGATGCTACGAACCATCTGGAGAGGAACGTATGGGCAGTAGAAGAGACCAGCATCATATGCGTTGGTTCCCTTATAACCCATTACGTAGTAGTGGTCATTGGAGATATTTGCTGAATATGGATCAACATATACCTTGATGCGACCATTGATTGTACCAGCTAGAGTTGATACGGTGTCGTCTGGGGTGTCTGAAGTGTTGAGTAGTGGAGTGTAATCCATTACCTTAGCAGCAGCTAGAGCACTTGCAACGTCTGCGGAGCAAACGATGAAGTTACCCTTCCCTCTACGAGTCTCATGACCGATTGCGTTTGCATCACGCTCAATCTGGAATAGTAGACCCTTGAACTTCTCAACTGACCAACGACCATTGGAGTCAACGTCGAGGTCGAAAGTACCAGCGTTAGCTACGTTGTTCTGAGCACCTGGCTTAGCAGTTACGTAGATGGTACGTACAACTTCACGGTTGATTTCAGTTAGAATCTCTGAGCTTAGAATGTTTGCTAGCTCAGTCTCAGCATCAAGACCATGGATAGCCTTGAGGTCTTGTGCGAGTTCTAGGGTGTACTCAGCTTTTAGAGCACGGCTCTTTGCTGTTACAGTTACCTTCTCGATTGAGAAGCTCATTTCACGGAACTCAGATCCGCTTTCGCCTAGAGCTTCAGCAGCGTTGGTGTTCATACCACCAACATAACCGTAAGTACCAGAAGCATTTAGTACGCCTGGGTTGGTTGCAGTTTCACCAGAAGCTGCAGAGTATGAACCACCAGCAGCAGAGAAACCTGAAGGAACTTCGTTGAAGAAGGTCTCGTTATCGAATACGTTTGGAGTAGCACCGTCGCCATTGCGATCAGTACCACGATGAGCACGCATTGCGAAGATTAGACCAGTTGGGCCGCTCATTGGCTGAACACCGCAAATGTCATAAGCAATTAGCTTAGGCATTGAACGGCGGATTAGGCTGATTAGAACTGGATCGAAACCTGCAACAGGACCGCCAGCAGCAGCACCACCTGAGAAGCCATGTGCGCCTACACCAGCACCACCAGCGGTGAATGAACCAGTGCTATTAGCAGCAACCTCGGAAAGAACACCACGCTCTTCACGTAGGAATGACTCTTGGTTCTCTAGGAGAACTGCGGTTACAGCTTTACGATATCTGTCTGTAATTGGGTTTAGATCGTTGTGCTCCAAAATAGGAGCCCATTTTCTTTGTAGCTGTTCTGAATTAAACATTGGGGGTAAACTCCTGGGTTGTTAAATTTATTTGTTAGGAATCTATTAATATTTATAAAAAATCTAGATTATCACTGAGCCCATCTGGAAACAGCATTTACATATGCTGCCATTGGTCCCTCATAGAAATCTTGATTCTTTTCAACTAGGTCTTCCACATAATTTGATTGAGTCTTAGGGAAATAATTTTCCTTGATTGTTTCAATCTTGTCACGGAAAGATTCTTCACTCATAAACTCAACACCTTCTGACAGGCTGAACAGTTTTTCTTTCTGTGTTTCTGCTAGACCTTCGGATACTTCTGCAATAATTCCATGTTTAATATATGATCCGATTTCTTGGTTTAGCTCAACATTGATTTCAATCTGTTCGTTGAGTTTTTCCTCCATCTCATCTAGTTTAGCTGCCATTTCGGCAACTACATCTTGTTGCTCTTCAGGAAGATCAATATTGTTCTCCATGAAGAGGTTAGCAAGACCTTGCATTAGATTTTCAGCAATTTCGGTCTTGATGCCGTTATCAATGGATAGCTGGTTCTCAGCAACCCACTGCTCAGCAATATAATCAAGGTGAGCGTCTACACGGGTCTCTAGGGACTCAGCGATCTCTTCGATTTCCTCGACTAGACGCTGTTCGTATAGTGCCTCAAACTTTTGAACTTCTTCAACTACTTTTGCTTTTACTGCAGCTTCAAAAATTGTAGCTGCTTTTTGCATGAAGTGTTCGGAGAGTTCTTCTCCGTGGAAGAGAGCATTGAGATCATCGGTTACGTCGATTTCGATCTCTTCTGCCTTCATCTCTGTTTTCTTCTCTTTTTTGGAAGACTTCTTCTCTTCTTTTTCGTCTTCCTCCTCATCTTCATCTTCTTCTGACTTCTCAGCTTCGTAAAGAATTTCTTCTTCTTCAACTTCAAACTCTTCTTCTTCCTTCATCCCCTTTTGACCAGGAGCTGAACCTTGTAGATGAGGCATTCCATCTGGTGACTTTGCACCAGCATTGACTTTAGAAGATGACTTCTTTACTCTTGAAGAAGCTTTCTTGCCAATTTCATCACCTTCTGGCTTGGTTGTTGAAGAACCACCTAGTTCCTCTGGTGATGCACTCTGTCCAGGAGTGCTGTGCTGTAGTTTTTGCATACGGTCTCCTGGTTTAGCGTGAGCAGTGACAACGTTTCCTTCTTCTAGAAATTCGTCAAAT